ACGCTGGAACAGATTATTGAAACAAGGGTGGATAGTTGTGTGGAGAGAGAGAAATCGCACTACCCAAAAATATCATATATATAAAGTTTCCTACAAGTGCAAACAGCTAATAAGTAGAATATACCGCATGATGCTTGGTGATGAAGAGATACCAATTGCCAAGCTTAAAAATAAAAACAGTTATTCGACTAAAGTAATTACAAAAGCAATAACATATGCAAACAATAGCAGGTCCAAATACTAACGCATTAAGATCTATAACAGGATATAATGTAGGTTCTCCGTTAAGGGCAATGCCTATGAATCCAGCAGCTAGTGTTGGAGCTATAGCAGAAGACGTTGGTAATATAGCCAGCGGTAACGTGCAAGCTCAATCAGCAAAAGGTGAAGGCGCAAGAATACTTGGTGACACAGCTAAGTATGCCAGCATGGGTATGGCCTTTGGCCCTATAGGTGCAGGCGTTGGAGCTTTAGTTGGTTTAACTGTTGGACTTATTAAAAACAAAAAAGCTAAAGATGCTCATAAAGAGCAAATAGCTCAAAATAAAGAAATAGAAAACGCAGGTAAAGCTCAAGCAGCTTTAGCCGCAAATGTAAATGCACAAAAAGCCCCGGCAACTATGAAATCACCAAATGAAAGAAGCAAGGCACCAAATAAAAGAATGGAGCCGTTAAAAAGAACAATGGCGCCAAACAAGAGGATGGAGCCATTAAAAAGAACAATGGCGCCAGTTAAAATGGCACCACTAAAAAGAGAACTTTCTTCTATACAAGCAAGTTCTTCTTACATGAGAACACCAGCATCTGCTGTTGAAAGACAAGAGGTAATGAGAACACTATCAGGAGCATCTGCACTTAAGCGTAATGTTGGAGTTACAGAAGGTGGGAAAAAATTTATAAAATCAAAAACTGACGGAATTACAATATATGACGATGGTAGTGATAGCTTCGACGAGCAATACCGAAAAGCAAAATTCAAAGCAGATAAAGAAGCAGACGCTAAAGAGAAAAGAGAATATGCTAAAAATAATCCTGAAGAAGCTGCAAAAGTTAGTGCTGAAAATTTAAAAGGTAAATCAGAAAAAGAAAAAGCAGAGATAATAGCAGCGTATAGAGCTAAAAGATCAGAATCACAAAAGCAAATAGCACAAAATAAATAATTATGAAAGAGGCAATGTTAAGCGGAAAAGGAAGGATCTCTCCTTATATGAAAGGATCTTGCGGATGCATATCTAGAAAAATGAGATTAGATAGACCTGAGTACAAAGGTAATGTTGTACTCAAAATGAAAAAGAAATGACACAAGATTTAAAACTATATGTTTTAAACGCTGGTGCATTTAGCATATCTATGATGAATTGGCTAGAGCCAATGTTAAAAATTACACTACTAGCTGTGACTATAGGTTACACTGTACATAAGTGGTGGAAACTTAGAGATAAATGAGACAAATTAATGAAATAATAATTCACTGCTCAGCTACAAGAGAAGGCCAAGATATAAGTGTAGATACTATAAGAAAGTGGCACGTTGAAGGTCGTGGCTGGTCAGACATAGGCTATCATCTATACATCGACATAAATGGTGAAATACACGGTGGTAGAGATATAGCTAAAATCGGGGCTCATTGCTCAGGGCATAACCGTAATTCTATAGGTATATGCTATTGCGGAGGAGTTGAAGAAGATGGCAAGACCCCGAAAGATACTAGAACCGAGAAACAAAAAGATGCTTTATTGTCAGTGCTTTTAACTTTAAAAGCTATGTACCCTAAAGCTAAGATATATTCACACAACGAGTTTGCTAACAAAGCATGCCCGTCATTTGACGCAACTAATGAGTACAAAGATCTCTGAAAACACAAATATACAACTTGACTTAAAAACTGTAGTAGCAATAATAATGGTTACAGCCTCTTTTGTAGGTATGTATTATACATTGCAAGCAGATATTGAAGAAGCTAAGAAGCTACCACCTATTGAAGTAACTCGTTTAGAATATGAGCTAAAAGAAGAGTGGAACGAGAAGATGATTATGCAGTTGAAAGATCAAGTAGAGATGCTTGAGCAAACACAAGATATATTAAAAGAAGAAATTAATATAACTGCTGGCATGATAAAAGACGGATCAGAAGCTGATGGCAAATTAGAAGAACTCAACAGACAGTTAGAAGAGTTACAGAATAAAAAACCTCAAACTAGGGTTATAGTTAAAGAAGTTAAAGTAGATAAAAAAGGTAGAAAATTATAAGTCATGGGTAAAATTAGTACAGCATGTAAAGCAGCCGCAAAGAGAAAGTTTAAAGTATGGCCTTCAGCTTATGCTAGCGGTTGGGGTGTTAGATGTACTAAAGCAGGTGGTCCAAGTAAGTTTGGTAGAAAAAAGAAAAAGAAAAAGAAAAAGTAATGGACGTTAAAAAAATGAGAGAAGTTGTAACTCAACTTAAAAAAGCATCTAAAATGCACGCACAACAAGCAGCTAAAATAGAGCGTGAGCTAAATAAAATGAAAAAGAAAAAATGAAAAAGCGTGGCGGTGAATATCGCGGTACGTTAAAGGCTAGAATATCTAAGTTATACGGAGGTAGCGTAACCTGTAGTAAAGTTAAAAAGCTAAAGACTCGTATGAATAGAACTAAAAGAGATACACAACTAGCAAATTGGTTTATTAACATGCATAACTGTAAATAATGAGTTTAAAAGGTTTTGATATATCTGCTTTTAAAAATAGCAAGCCGCCTAAAAATAGCTCGTTAAAAACGTTAAAAGAAATACAAGAGTTAGCTAAAGTAAAGCATGATCCAGCTTTTGTTAAAAAATGTGATGACCAACATAAGTGTTTTGTAGATTTAGCTAGATCCAAAGGTATAGAGCTAGACCAAGAAGAATTAAACGAGTTGATAGGTCAAAGTGCTGATATTGTAATGAAACTGAAAAAGCATTTCAACAGACCTAGACCTAAAGTATTAGCTAAAGAATACAACATACCTTTAGTTGTTGTTGAGCTAAAAACTATGAAAACACCTAGTTACCCTAGCGGTCATAGCGCACAAAGTAGATTACTTGGAAGATTATATGCTGATAGATATAAAGATTCTGATTTTATGAGATTAGCAAACGATATAAGCTTTTCAAGAAACGTAGCTAAATGCCACTATGCTTCAGATTCTAGAGCTGGTGAAAGATTAGGAGATAGTATGTACAAGTTTATTAAAAGCAATGCCAAGTAAAAGACCAGAGTGGAAAGACAGCAAATATGCAGATGCTAAAGGTAAGTTCAAAAACTTAGGTTGTAAAGAGCTTGCTAATTGGCTTATTAAATCTAGAAAAGGAAATAAAAAAGCTATTGTTGGTTCTTTAAATCAACAAATAGTTTTTAATAGAAAAAGAAAACCAGCTTATGCTAGCAAAATGAAATGTGCTAGAAAATTTGCTATGAAAAAACTAGGCAATGCCAAAAAATAAAGATCCAAAAAAAGGCACAGGTAAAAAGCCTAAAGGCTCTGGTAGAAGATTATACACAGATGAAAATCCAAAAGATACTGTTAGTATTAAGTTTGCTACGCCTGCCGATGCTCGTGCTACTTGTGCTAAAGTTAAAAAAATTAATAAACCTTTTGCTAGAAAAATACAAATAATGACAGTTGTTGAACAACGCAGTCGTTATGGTGGTAAGCCAAAACAAAGAGCTATAGCTAAAAGGTGTAAAGAAGCAATAAGAAGACTACATGGCAAAAAGTAAAATCAAAGGTGGTGGCACCAAGAAAGTTTGTCTACCTGCAGCAAAGGTAAGATCAATGAGTAAAGCTGAACGTGAAAAAGTTGTTAGAGCTAAACGTAAAGCAGCCGCTTCAGGTAAATATAAAAGATCAAGTAAGTCTAATGTTAAAGGTGCTCGTAAAAAAGGTGCTACACTTAGAGACTGGTTTGAAAAAGAAAACTGGATTAATGTAGCTACAGGCAGGCCTTGTGGTGAACCAACTAAAAAGAAAAAACGTGGCAAAAAGAGTAGATAAAAGTAAAATGGCTTGTAACAAGCCTAAAAGATCTCCTAAACCAAAGAAAAAGAAAATGGTAAAAGCTTGTGAAGGTGGTAAAGAGAAGCTTATACACTATGGTCACTCTGACTATGGTCATAATTATTCTAAAGCTGCTAGAAAAAGTTTTAGAGCTAGACATGGATGTGATAAAAAGAAAAGTAAATTAACTGCTAGTTATTGGGCTTGTAAAGATTTATGGGGTGGTAAAGGTGGATCTACAAAGTCTAATCCAAAAGGCGTAAGAGGAAAATATTGATATGTGGAAATTAACTAAACAATACTTGAAAGATGTCTGGGCACTTCTTTGGAGTAAAACAGAAATAGACGAAAAAGTAATTGAAACTGTTAAAGATGTAAAGAAAAGATACAAGTTAACTGTTCAAGAACTAGAAGATGTAGCTAAAGCTATAAAAGAAGTTGGTAATCAACTTGGAGATATAGACGATGCTGTAAAAGGTAAAGAAAGAAAAGGTAGAAAATCTAAAAAATAATATGTCAAAGTTCAAATTAAATCCTCCGTACAAAATAGACAACACGCCTATATACAATATACCTGACGAAAAAGGTGTATTAGGTAGAGCTAATGATTGTGGGAGTATTGTAGTTAACAAAGACATAAGAGATAAAAAATTACTAGAAACAGTAATAAGCCATGAGAAAGTTCATCTTGATCAAATGAGAAGAGGTGATCTATCTTATGATGGCAAGTATATTTACTGGAAAGGTAAGAAATACAAAAGAGGAGTTAAAGACGGAAGCAAGTCTTATCCTTGGGAAAAAGAAGCATACGCAAAAGAAAAGAAATAATGGCAGTACCAAAATTTATAATGAAAATGGCAGCAAAGAAAGCTGTTAAAAAACTTGCAAAAGCAGCTTTGCAGAGGCAAGATAAAGTGTATAATTTAGGAACTTTAAAAGAAATTGAAATAACATCAGGTGACAACTACAAAGCTGTGAAAAAGCCACTTGCACAATCAAAAGATAAAGAGAAGATATTAGATATGACAACTCCTGGTATTAAATATGGGCAAAGCGCTCTTTATAAAATGATACCAGAAGATGCTGACGGATTATTAAAAATGGTTCAATCAGAGAAAGGTAAAGATGTAGTTAAAGAAAGATTTGGTTATACACAAATGCCTGATGGTAATCCAATAACTAGGAAATGTTCTTATAATTCTAAGAGAAAAAAATAATGTCTAAAAAGAAATTTGCAGAAACAAAAGTTGGTAAGTTTTTAAAAGAAAAAGCACCTAGTGTTTTAGACTCTATAGGCAACATATTACCTGATCAAGGCGGACTTGGTATAGTAAAAAATATTATAACAAGTGATAATACTATTGAGCCGCAGGATAAAGAACAGGCTTTAAAATTACTAGAACTAGATATAATGGAAATGCAGAATATTTCTACAAGATGGTCTAGCGATATGAAGTCTGACTCTTGGCTGAGTAAAAATACTAGACCTTTAGCTTTAATATATCTTACTTTTGCCTCTACAATGTTAATAGTGTTAGACTCGTTTCACACTAGGTTTGATGTAGATTCAGCTTGGGTTGAGTTATTAAAAACACTATTGATAACAGTATATGTAGCGTACTTTGGCTCTAGAGGTGCTGAAAAAATTACTAAAATAAAAAAATAATTTAATGGCTAGAATAAATTCTTATCCAAAGGATTTAGCTATTGGAGGATCAGAAGTACTGCTTGGTTCAGATTCTGATGGCTCTACTAAGACTTTCGGTTTAACTGATATTAGAGACTTCATGATAAAAAATGGAGTAGCTAATACTAGTGTTTTTAAAGCTGAAACTGATTCTAGCAATTTCGGAACTGGCAATATTTTAATATCAACCGCTGCGGCTTCTGGTTTGTCTGGCGTTACACAATATAAAGTTAGTAAAACTAATATAGCTGGAGTTGCTGTATCTGAATATTTAGATGACTTTGAAATAGGTAAACATATAGAAATGTTTGCTTTACCCGAAGTTGGTCAGTTTCAAAAATATAGAGTAACTTCTAAAACCAATAACTCTGATCATTACTTAATAGGTGTAAGTAATTTACCAACAGGATCTTCAAGTCCTTTTACTGACGAAAAAATATATGGTTTTAACTTACTTGAAAACGATTTAAACTTTAATACAAGTTTTACTAGTAATAGCTCAATGTGGTCAGGAAGCGGACCTTACACGCTGACTATTATACATAACTTATATAAACAAGGTACAGTTGATATTTTTGATTCCAGCGGAACAAAAGTTATTGGATCTGTACAAAATAATAACTTAACATATATACAAGTAGTATTTACAAGTAAATTTAGTGGTACTGCTTTTGTAAACTAAAACAAAAAACAATGGCAATAAATTTTTTAAACGATGTTGACTTAAATAAGAACGAGTTACAGAATGCCGTAGTACAAAATTTAGCAACAGCTCCGTCTAATCCTGTTGAAGGACAACTTTACTTTGACACAACAGGTGGTGATAAAAACCTTTATGTTTATAACGGTTCTTCATTTGTTAGCGCAACATCTGCTGTTGGTAATAATTTTAGTACTGTAGCAGTATCAGGTCAAGATAATGTAGTCGCAGATCAAAGTGGTGATACACTTACATTTGCTGGAACATCAAACGAAATAGAAATAACAACAAACTCATCGACTGATACTGTAACAATTGGTTTACCAAACAATGTTACAGTAGGTAATAACTTAACAGTAACAGGTAACTTAACAGTTAATGGTACTACATCTACAGTAAATTCAACTACTGTAACTATTGATGATCCAATATTTACATTAGGTGGAGATCAAGCTCCTGGTGCAACAGACAACAAGGATAGAGGTATTGAATTTAGGTACCACACTGGACAAGCAGATGGAGCAAGAATAGGTTTCTTTGGTTATGATTATAGTGCAGATGAATTTGTTTTCTTAACAGCTGCTACTAATAATTCAGAAGTATTTTCTGGTACTGCTGGTACTATTAATATTGGCACTGCTAAAGTAACTACATTAAATATTGGTGGTTCTAATGTTACTGCTACAGCCGCTGAGCTTAATATTTTAGATGGTGTTACAGCAGGTGGTCAAGAACTTAATAAATTAGATGGATGTACTGCTACTACTGCTGAATTAAACATACTAGATGGTGTTACTTCAACTGCTGCTGAGTTAAACATATTAGATGGTGTTACTGCTACTACTGCTGAAATAAACTTAATTGATGGTGGTACAGCAAGAGGAACAACCGCTGTAGCTAGTGGTGATGGTTTCTTACATAATGATGGTGGTACAATGCGTATGACTAATGTAAGCAAGCTAGCTGATTTATTTGCTGGTACTAACATAACTGCTAGTAACTCTGTTCTTTCTGTGGCTAACGCTAGTTCAAGTGCAAAAGGTGTTGTAGAACTAGCTACTAACGCTGAAACTCAAGCAGGTTCATCTAGTGCATTAGCTGTAACGCCTCTTTCATTACAAAGTAGACATCAATCAGGTTCGTTTCCTGAAGGTGCTGGAGTATCTGGTCCATTTACTCAAACTATAGCACATGGTATGGGTACTTATGTTCATGTTACAGTTATACAAACGTCAGACGGCGCTGTAGTTTATCCAGAAGTAAAAATGACTTCTGCTAATGGTGGTACAGTTACAATGACTTTTGCTAACGACGCTGCTGCTGATGCTTATAGATATATGATTTCATTAGTTGGTTAATGGCTGTTCAATTTTTAAATGGAGTAAATGTGGTTGCCGGTGACGTAGGTATCGGCACCACTAGTCCTGGCGAAAAGCTACATGTTAAAGTTTCTGGTGATACAGCCGCAAAGTTTGAAACTACATCCACTGCTGATTTAGCAATACAGCTAACCAACTCGCAAGGAAGTATGTTCTTTGGATTAGGAGGCGGTGAACAGTTTGCGGTAGGAACAGATGCAGATTTAAATGGCTCTAACAACTTGTTTATAATAGAACAAGGTGGAAACACTGGTATTGGAACTACTAGTCCATCTACTAAGTTAGATGTAAACGGTACTTTTCAAGCTACAAGTGTTAGATCTACAGGAGGTGGAGATGGTGGCTTTGTTTTAAGATCATGGACACAATCTGCTAGTTATGCTTCTTTAGCTACAAATGGTATGAGTGGCACAGAATACTGTATGATTTCAGATGGTACTAATACTTTTTTAGGTGCAGGAACAGGTGGCGTATTAAAATTAAGAGGACCGGCTAATGATTCATCTCCAGAGATTCTGCTAAATGGAACTGATGTAGAAGTTAATACTGGTGATCTTAAAATACCAGACGGTTCATTAGCTGTAGGTAATATAAGTAACTCTGCTACTGATGGAAGAATAGACGCTTCAAATGATATTGTAGCATTTTCAACTTCTGATATTAGATTAAAAAATAATATAAAAAGTATAGAAGGCGCGTTAGACAAAGTAATGCTAATACAAGGTGTGGAGTTTGATTGGGAAGAAAAGCAAGAAGTTCATGGTAACTCTGGTAGAGATGTTGGAGTACTAGCTCAAGAAATAGAACAAGTGTTACCTGAAGTTGTCACAACTAGAGACAACGGTTATAAAGCTGTTAAGTATGAGAAAATAATTCCATTACTTATAGAAGCTATAAAAGATCTTAACGATAAATTAGATAAGTGTGGCTGTTCCAAGTAGTGGTGCTTTAAGCATGTTGAAAATTAAAAACGAGTTTGCAAATAATAACTATAATGCTGGCAACTCGTATAGTAATATAAGTTTAGAAGATTTAAGTGATGGAACAGCAGGTACTATAAATACTCAAAATGCTTCTAGTGACAGGCCTGATGGTTCTGCACCTCATAGTATGTCTGAGTTCTACGCTTATGATCATGACTTATCTCCTTCTTTAACAGAATACACAGGTGGTAGTGTGGAGTCAACAGGACTTGGAGCTTGCTCTGTAGAAGAACCAGAAGAAAATTATTACCACGACGGATCTGGTGATGATCCATCTATTGGAGACACGGTGTATGAAGATTCTAGCGGCTCATCAGCATTACCCGCAGGTCATCATTTATTCGTTAACTCTTCAGAAGCAAGAGTAGCTATTCAAACAAATAGCTCAGGTGTTATAATAGGAATACTTGGTTGTAGGTAAGTATACTAACTTATAAGTGATTATATAATTAAGTTAAATTAAATAAAATAAAATAAAATGGCAAAAGTAAAAAAAGCTACAAAAAAAGAAATAGAGTCTATACAAAATGTTAATGACAAACTAAACCAAGAAATATATAATCTTGGTATGTTAGAGCATAACAAGACTAAACATTTAGAGAGTATTAAATTGCTTCAATCAGAATTTACAAAAATACAAAATGATCTTGAAGATAAATATGGTAAAGTAACTATTGATCTTAGCACAGGTGAAATATCAGATATTAAAAAAGATGAAACAGATTAGTATTGTAAGAAAAATAAGCATAGGTTCTGATTACAAAGATAACGCAATGCATTATGCTGTAGGACAAAAAGTCTGGGGTGATCATACTATTTCTAATATTATACATAACAACGAAGATGATTCTTATGATATATTTATAACTAAGAATAATGAAGTTGTTCCATGGAAAAAATTTAATAGAAATATGGCTATATCTGTAGAATATGATTTAAACTACGGTGAATAGCTTATACGATTTTATTATTAAACCTAAAGAACAAAGGTATGATAATGAAGTAAAAGTAGGAGATAAATCTCTTATTATTAATACCACTATAGAAAACCACAGATTTGTGAGTAAGAGAGCAGTCGTAGTATCTGTGCCGACTGCATACTCTTCTCCTATAAAAGTTGGTGATGAGATCTACGTACATCATAATATATTTAGAAGATGGTACGATATGAAAGGTAGAGAAAGAAATAGTGCTAAGTATTTTAAAGGTGATTTATATTTTTGTAGTTTAGATCAAATATATATGTATAATAATAAGTCTAATTTAGACTATTGTTTTGTTAAACCTATAAAAAACAAAAGTTATTTACATACTAGAATAGAACAGCCTCATGAAGGAGTTGTTCATGTATGCCCTGATAATAAATATATAAAACCACAAGACCATATTATATTTAAGCCTAATTCAGAATTTGAATTTATAATTAATAATGAAAAATTATACTGCATGAGGTTGAACAGAATTGTATTAAATTATGGATATTATAAAAACTAAGCAAAGAATAATTGACTCAGCACAAAAAGCTGTTGAAGAGTTAATTAAAGTAGCTAAAGAACCTATAGTAGATACTGAAGATGATGTTACTGCTGATAGGTTAAAAAATGCTGCAGCTACTAAAAAGTTAGCTATATTTGATGCTTTTGAAATATTGAATAGAATACAAGATGAAGAAAAAGCTATAGAAGAAATAAAGCAAGGTAAAGATAAACAAGTAAAAAGTTTTAAAGGCTTTGCAGAAGGTAGAAGCAAATGAGTTACAAACAGACTTTATGGAAAGAAGTAAAAGACGTTGTTAACTCTAAGATATTAGCTAAAAACAATAGGTTTAAAAAATGGGAGTATGGCTATAATTCTCAATATGATTTTATAGTAATAAGTAAAACAGGTAAAATTGGACAGATCATTGAAATACAAAATCTCCGCATCGCTTTACCAGCAACAGATAAATCGTTTAAACGAAGCGAAAACAAAGCGGAACAGTACTGGCAAAAGTTTGAATATCCAAAAGAACTACAAAGAATAAAAACTAGATTTGACTGGGAAGAGAAAGATACAGTATTTAAAGAAGAGTGGTATGATTACATTGATGAAGAATTTAAACGTAGAGAAGAAGGTTTTAGTTTCTACAATAATGGCAGTCCTGTATATATTACTGGTACTCATTACATGTACCTGCAGTGGTCAAAAATTGATGTTGGAGCACCAGACTATAGAGAGTCAAACAGACTCTTCTTTATATTTTGGGAAGCATGCAAAGCAGATAACAGATGTTATGGTATGTGCTACCTCAAAAACAGACGATCTGGATTCTCTTTTATGTCAAGCGCGGAACTTGTCAACCAGGCTACAATATCTTCCGATGCTAGATTCGGTATACTTTCCAAGTCTGGAGCCGATGCCAAAAAAATGTTTACAGATAAAGTTGTCCCAATATCCGTTAATTATCCGTTTTTCTTCAAACCAATTCAAGACGGTATGGATAGGCCAAAG